GATCAATTGGGTTATAGCTTAACGGAGTTAATCCAGCTTCGATCCCTTCTCGAACAGTTGGAATGGTGCGTCTTTTCAGGAATGAAGCTGGACCACGAAGAGGTCTTTTGGCAAATATCTGAGCGAGTATACCCTGAGCTTCTTTTGGCTTGCTCCAAAGATGAGGAAAATAGTTTTCAACCAGTTGTTCCAGCTTACCGGTTCCTAACTGACGCACCTGTTCGGCACGGTCCTCAAAAGCGTTTTCCAAATGATCAGCAAGATGCTGCAATTCGGGTGTGGACTGTTTGCCCCCCTCCTCCATTGTGTATTGAAACTGTAACCCTGCTTCTGGTCCCGCTTTGTCAAATTCAGCCTTGGCTTGTTTTAAGGCAGTGCGGGCTTGGACATCCTTTTGCGCCAGTTCAGCAAGCTTTTCTCTCAATATTCCAGAAGTAGCCTTGGATTCGACTGATATATTTGGAGGACGAAGGACTTCGTTTATCTCTGCGGCTGATTGTTTTATTCCAGCTATCCCTTCAGATACTTTGGGAAGCAGATCGTTTTCAACGAAAGATTTGGTTCCCGGCACTACCTCCATTAGCAATTCCGGTTTTATCTTGGTAGTACTACCAGGAAGAGAAATGTCTTCTGGTGGTGGAAGACCTGCCTCGACTCGTCCTTTATCAAAGGACGCTGCAACATCTGATTGCGCCTTATCGAAATCTATCCCTTCCTGACCGATGGGTGCGTTTTGAAGCCCCCCTTCGGATTGTGGCTGAACTCCTTCGCTACCTTGAGCGGCGGGCACTTCCCCTGCGCCTTTGAGGGGTTGTGGGCGCAGATCGCCATGAAGCGTTGTTGTTTCTGTGATACTGCTGGCATTTTGTGCTCCTTCCTTTATTACTGATGTTGCTGCTTCGGTTGTTCTAGGTGCTAAAGCTTCTGGTGCTTTAGCTCCAATCCCCGATTTGACCGCGAGTGCGGCCATACCGAGATTCAAAATTGTATCTCCAAGGGCTGCACCTCGTTCCTCCGGTGCCTTCGCCTGAGACATTTCGTAACCGCCTTTTGCTGCTCCAGCCACTCCAAGCGCACCGAAGAAATAAGGTGCAAGCGGTCCCATTACTACACCCGCTCCAGCAAGCTCGGCAGAGCGCATCGTCATCAATCCTTCTACACCAGACACCAGCGACGATCCCAAACCCTTCAGAAACTTGGCATGTTCAGAATCGTCCGGGTTAATCGTTGGCTTTGGCAATTCAACCAGCGGTTTATCCTGAATGGACCTGAGCGTTTGAATGTCTTGCGAGATAGCACCGGACAACACCTTCAAAGGACTTTCGGATGTCTTATCGAGGGTAGATTGCACTAGCGGACTTCCTGTAGTGTCTGGCACTCCTGCTTGTTCTGGAATAGGTTTTGAAAACAACTGGTCAAATGCGCCAGAAAGAGGAGCACTCGGCTTTGGCTCAGTTGGCACCTCGGCAGTCCCTTCCTGAACCGACTTGTTCAAAGTCTGCAACTGGTCAAACTCATCCTTGAAATCCGCGTGTTCAAGATAAGCTGGGTACTTTCTTCCAACAGCATCAATCAGAGCATTGCGGTCTACGTCCTTGTAAACCGGATATTTGTCTATCAATCTGTCAATGACTTCGCTCACTTGAATAATGCTGCGGGGTCTTTAGGATCGACAACAATGTTAGGAACCGCAGGCCCACCCTTGTTGAGATAAGTATCGTAAACTCGTCGGGCCTCTTTTGAGGCTGTATCAATATCTAATCCCTGGTCGATTAGTTTGTTGATATGGCGGTTGTAAAACTCGTCAAATGATACTGCTCGACCGGCTGAACGAAGGGCAATGGCGTCCTTATCAAGATCAGACTTCAGCTTCACCATTTTTTCTTGTTGCGCGAAACGCTGCTGCTGTCGGTCATTGATGGCTCTTTCTTTGGCAGCATCGTCGATAGCCTTGAGCTTGAACTGTTCTTCCTTGAGTTTGTATTGCTGACCAAGTTGGGTGTTCTTTTCGGCGAGGTTTAGAATCGTTGGATCAACGAACCCTCCCTTTTCCGATACCTTCCCGAAAAATTCACCAATCTCCGAAGGATTATCCCAATGGACTTGGCTATAGGCACCCCACATTTCGGCAGAATTAGCCTTCATCTTAAGATTCACATCGTACTGTTCCTGCTTCACGGTGTGGGACAACGCCTGATCAGCGATTTGCTGCTGTAACTCCTGTTGTCTAAGTGGCAACAGAGCGTCCTGCTCCTTCTTGCGCTGCTGCAACTGGAACGCCTCAGCCAAGCTCAATTGCTGGTCTTTGGGCTGTCGCATCCATGCGGGACCGGAGTAGATATCGAGTTCAGGCATGGTTAGTAAGACGGATATTGAGCGAATCCGTTGGTTCCATTAGATCCAGAGCCTCCGAACATACTCATTAGGCTTCCCATACCTCCACCGCCTGAGCCACCGCTACCAGCGCCGGGAGAGCCACCCATTGCCCCACCAATTCCCATCGTGGCCGCGCTTGCGCCGATGTTCTCGACCCAATCAAGCAATCCTATGGCAGCTTGCTCCTTGGCCGTCGGTTGCGCTTCAAGCTGACGCTTGGCCCATAGCCGGTTCCATTGCGTGTTTCGCTCATTGATGTCAGCCGAGTATTGTTGCATCGGAGAAATGAACATCGAAGTCGCGTCTGACAAATGAGGAAGCCTGCTTGACGCTGATGCAAGCCAGCGTTCCGACGAAGACAACCCCTCCCGAATCAAATCGAGTGATGCCAACCCAAGGCTCTGCGCTTCAGCGCCACCGGCCATTGGTGAACCCCCATATCCACCCGCGAAAGACTTAGCTCCACGTGAACGCTGAATGCTTCGCTGAACATCCAAAGGCAACTCCCCTTTGAGCATCGAATTTATCTGAGTACCACCAGTCTTCATCATCTCATCGTACCCCGGCACCGCAGCCTGATACATCTTCTGTAGCTCATCGAAATTGAACTTATTAACGCCCGAAGCCAACTCCTCTGCCTTTGGAAGCGCGGCTATGTTCCCTTCAATAGCTTTAAGCTGTGATGCCTGCGTCGTGATGTCGGCAAGCTCCGGCATCATCTTGGCAAGGTCCGGCCCTTGCTTGCCCATTAGTCCCAAGAGTGATGCTAATACGTTGGCTGACATTTAATATCTCCCTCCCCAACCTGACATTGGGCTTTCGATATAACCGGCTCCGAACAGCGCGGGGTCTTGTATGCGCGGTGTGGCTACGGGGCCATCTCCGTTGAAGTTGGCTAGTTCCTCCTCCAGGAGTGGGATTGCGCCTCCGCGACGTGCTGGTATTCCGTATTCGTTTGTCAAATGACCTTCGATCAACCGTTCAGCCATATCGAACTGATTGTTCTCTTCCTGCAAGAGGCCCATTATGCACAACCTAAGAGCCGCTCTGTTTTCAATGATTAAATAATCGGTATCTCGTGATACTGGAATGAAAGCAAGCTTTACGAGAAGATCGACTTTATGCTGATCGCAATCATTGTTGCATTCGTTGTTTGCTCCCATATTCGAGAGTCCTGGAATCAGGTAGCGACGATATTCCGGTAATGTTTCATCCGGCTCGTAGATAGCCAGGGACTTGACATTAGCCCCGCTCGGAACGTCGTAGCTGTACAATCTAACTGCTCCGTTTGTGACCGGCTTCTGCACGGCTGATAACTTGGTGAAGTAGTTTACCGACAATTGAAAGGTTGTAGACAGCGGCACTCGCTCTCCGTCGATCCATGTTCCATCGGGTAATTGCGTGCGAATCCAGTTAGATAACTCGTTCCAACCAAGTAACAGGATATACGCTCCGGCTGCTTCGGTGCAATCGGCATATACCTTAGCCTTTTGCGTCTTGCTGCTGAAATCATCGAACGAACAGGCAAGTCCTCGATTGATTAACATTCTTCCGGGACAATCATTCTCGCTCAGGATGCCGAACGATGTTCCTTGGAACTCATAGAATTCATTGCGGATAATTCCAGGACAACCGCATACTGCGAATCCTTCTATCGTTTCAATGTGGCGAGGTACAGTGATGCAACCTGAAGACGTGCAAAAGCTGTATCGTACAAATGTTCCCTTCCATTTCCCGCGAGGCAACAATCTTTCAACAGCCAGGTTCAAATAGTAAGGAACCTTGGGGGAATCGGCACAACATCCAATGACCTTTGCCATTATGGGGCGTGCTTCTCCTAATGTTAATCGGCTCATATCGTAATGTGAACCCTTGTGGTTCGTTTGACGACATAAACCGCTTTGAACGGAGGCATGTTTTCGTGACCCACAGCTTCGGTTGGGTTGGTTATGGACAAGTCTCCGCCTGTGTTCCTAAGCGTTGTGCGTATCGGGTTCTCGTTTGGCCCACCGAGACCACCGCTGCCGGGATAAAGAACGCCCTGCGATGTTGAACCGAGTGGAGACGATCCCCATATCACATTGTTTGGATCTCCGGTTTGATCGGCAGCATGTGCCTGATGAGTGTGAGGTGCTAGGTTTTCGGTTAACAATTTGACCTCATCCAATCCACCGGTGTCCCCAACAGATAATACGGTCCCGGCCAACGGAAGCGTTCCGACACCAACCAAAGTCCTTGCAGCAAAGTCGGTGTCCTGTTGCCAGAAGCTACCGGTAATCGTAGTTGGAGGAGTAACCGTTGGATCGGTGCCGTCACCGTGGTCGTAGGAATAGAGGTCTACCAACGTGCCGACCCATATTGCCCTAAAGTCAGTCGGTCCCGGAGGTGTAGGATATGGTCTGACCCAAGTTCCGAAGGCGAAAACATATATTCCCTCAAGCGATTGGTCAGGGTTGGTTTTGAACCAAGGTTTAAGATTATCGGCAGGATCGGATGGCGGCGCATTGCCTATATTGAATCCGGTTCCAACGCTCGCCGGAAGGACTCCAAATGCTCCGGTAAATAGGTCAATAGCAAATTGCTGCCAAGTTGTGAAGCAGTACCCCGGAGGAAAACTCGGAGGAACGAGTGCGATGTTAGGAGGTGTTGGCATTACTCAGCAGTGTATGTGAACGGATTGATATCGCATCCGGTTACTTCAAAGCACGGACCTTCAGACCGGCATTCGCCCATCACCGGTTCATCCTTCCAGTGAGCAGCCAACATAAGCCTCTTGATTCGGCAATATCCCTCGATGGTTTGCCTAACCTGAAACTCATACCCTTGGTCGAATACCTTATCCACATCGGCCTCGCAACCATCCGGTGGACGCGGAAACATCATGTTTGGACGATATTGAAGGCGATGCTGCTTCGGTCCAGTTTGTGGCTCTCCGCAGACAGGAGGGTTACAATCTTGAAACGTGGAGCATTCAGACCACGCAGTCCAATCGAGCCATAGTGGGTATTGGTCAGGTCTGAATTGGAGCGTGAACGTCGCCCGACCGTAAAGTTCGTCAATGAACTGTTC